ACGCATTATCACTGGTGCTCAGTGTTTGTGGTGACCCGTATTGGAGCGATGCTCCAGAGTTGTTACCGTTGAGGTTGATAGATGTTGTTGTGTTAGCAATAAAGCGAACGTTTGCTGAATTGTTGCTATGAACGAAATCAGGAGACAGGAATACGTTTTCCGTATCGGTCAACAAACCGATAGCAAATGTTGCTCCTGTTCCTGTACTAACGTTTGCAACGGTGGCGATCGTATTAGACATCGATCCGACAAGGTTAGCATAAGGCGTTGGTAGGAATGGATTAGTGATATCGGTTACGCCGAGATACCCATTTGAGCTTGTTGTGTTTGATCCGACTACGTTACCTACAGCAGTTCTATCAGCGTAGTTCGTAGCAACAGCTGAGCCGTATACTTTGTTGAATGCGTGACCACTCTCATTCAAACCAGCAGTGACATTAATAGGTGTACCATTAGCTACCGTTGATAGCTGTAACGTTTGTGGGTGAGCATTGACAACGAAGTAAGCAACACCAACAGTCAAGCCGCTAATTGCTGTATTACCTGTGAACACTTGGTACAGAACAATATCGTTGTTTACGAAACCGTGATCGCCACCGCTTCTAGTTACAGTGATTACGTCTGTTGTGTTTGCTACACCACTATTAGCATTGAATGTTGCTGGGAATTGTGTGAGTACCGAAGGTGTTCCGTTTGGCGTAACAGCAAACGTAGTATCAAACGCTACGACGTTACCGTAGTTTGGCGCGATAACTATGTACCCCGAATTGTTGGTAGTTGGTACCGAAGCAACGATTGTACCGTTACCACACACATCACCGTTTGAATAATAGTTCTCAACTACCGCACCAGCAACAAAGTTTGCATTGTTAGGTGTTGCAGTATTGTATTCAATGTTTGCAAGTGCTTGTGTCACGTCTTCAAAACGCTGGAATGATGTGACTTGACCGTTAGCATTTGTTATGTTGTTGAGTGTCAGTACTTTTTGCGAAACGATAACATTTGCGTGATCAAGGCTGTAACCCCAACCACCACTTGTTAGAGCGTCGACGAAAGTAAAGCTAACAGTACCTGTTTTATCAGATATACCTGTTACGATTGCTTTGCCTTGCTTACCGTTTGACGAAACAACATCAAATTTATCACCGATAGCAAAGTTTGCACCACCATAAACAACGGTAAGATCCGTCATCGAACCCACAACTCTAGGTGCAAGCTCGGTGTTTGTATCTGTAGTTGTAGTTACGTAATCGCCTGTTATGAAGTCACCACGCACGTTACTCAGGTATGCGACATCGATGTAGCGACCACCAATTCTTCTCTTTACAACGTTTTCAATGAACGCTCTCGCCCCCGATGCACTGCCGACAACTTCACGACCAACAAACGAGATTGTGCGGCTAGAGGATGACAATTCAAGATAGATTGGTTTCACCCATGTTCCATCTGATGACTTTAGCAGGTCCTTGCCTGGGAAATAGATCGTGGATTCCTGATCGAAAAGACCCTGGATAACCAACTTAACACCACGCTCAGTACCTTTTGATTTGTAGATATCTGTAGCGTGTTTGATTAAGTTGTGAGTGTTTGCTTGTGTCGATAACGGAACACCGTTCAAATACTTTTCTTTGAAGTACTTAACAAACTCATCTTTTGTTTTGTCGATATCACGGTTATCGAACAGAGAACGTGAAGCATTGATTGCTTGGTTCTCTTGCTCCATCCACACATAATATTGCTTTACAAAATCAACAAAGCGCGAGCCCTCTTCCCTGTAGAATTCAGGGAACTGGGATTCGACAAAAGGTGATAAGTGCTTGTCTATATCTTTCATTGCTTAACACCAGTAACAGTAACAGTGACATCTTCAGGTGAAATTTGAAGGATTACGTTTTTGTCGCAAACGATATTTTTCGATGCAGTAACGAATCTCATTTCGATATAGTTGCCTTCGTATGCATCGATAACGATGGATGTAATAACAACCTTACCTGTTGTGTAATCGATTGTTCCGACTTGTCTAATAGCCGTTACCGTAGAACCTTGAACAGCACCGATGTACACGTTGCCGAGAGAGTCGTCAACGAAAACACTTTGAATGCCTTGGTATGTAAACTGCGAGCTTGTCAAAGCGTGACCGAAGTGTTGATCGCCACCACTTAGCTCAACGCCAGTCTCCGTCTCAATCGGATTGAACGCACTAATTGTGTACGCGTTGCTCGTTTTTAATATTGGTACAAAACGTTTGACAAGAGTAAGTGTTGTGTCGTTACCAACAATGCTTGCCTCTGCTGCATCGATCGCCTTAACAAGAGCACTGTACTGGAGTTTTGTTTTAAAATTCTGCAGTGATGTGCTGCTGTAGTTGCTAATTGCAGCTTGAACGAGTGTTTTAATATCCGCTGTTGTCTTTGTTGTGGTGGATGTATTATAATCTACCTTGGTATCAACTTTTACGTACGTAAACTCAGGATCAATAAATTCTGTTTGAATAGTAGTGAGAGTTTTAGTCTTAATGTAGTCGAGATACACAGCTTTACGTGATTCAGGAGCACCGTCCGCGTTTGCAACGTCAACTGAAATGAATACTTTACCAAACTGAGGTGGGTCGTGGTCTTCACCACCATACACGCTAATAGCTTGGATGTCTGAGAACTTGTTTTTCAACAGCGTTTCATAATCGGTTGTCGTAACAGCACGACCTTGAGCTTGGAACGCACGTGGTGCGTTGTAGCGAATTGATTCGATTGTTTCATTAACAGCGCCACCAGCGGCTGATGTTACTGTTGTAACCGCAACGTTAGTGTGACCATCGATCGCACTGTCGACAGCAAAAGTACTTGCACCGTTTGGAAGCTCGCCAGAACACGCTCTGTATTTTACGGAAACAATTGAGCCATCTTTTGGTTTTTGTCCGAATACGTTATCACCAAACACGATTTCATACTGCTGGTTTTCAGCAGCTTGTAAGAAGTATGCTTTTGTTGAGCTGGTAACATCCAACAGGCTTTCAGCTTGAACGTAGTCGATTGCTGTTTGGCCGTTATCTTCGTATACAACAACTGTCATAGATGATGTATCGATTGTTGGGTTTGAAAGAACGAATCGTTGAGAAGTGTTCGAATAGTTCAGAACAAAGTTCTCTGTAGTCGTAATACCTTCGAATACATCAACAGTCATTGAGAATACACCGTTTGATGAACTCGTTAATACCATACTCTCATTGGTAGAGAACGAATAGGTATTGGATCCTAATCTAGTAGTAAAAGAAGTATATTTTGGAACCACAATGGACGATACACTGGTTGCCGGAGTGATGTCAACAGTTATTTTTGCTTGAGCCCCGGTGAATGATCGCGGAACGTAGTTGAGTTCCTTGGCATGAGACACGATACTATCGCGTAGTTGTGCGGTATCCATGAACATTTCACTTGCCACCATATTTGTATAGAATCCATTCAAATAAGTGTTGTAGGCAAGCAGGTCAAGCAACACGTTCATGTTCGAGCCCTCGTAATCGAGGTCTTTGAACTGAGTGTTGTTCTTTAGAAACGTTTTTAAGTTGGTTTTAAGACTGTTGAAGTCTAGGCCGACTAAGTCGATGTTGGTGTTGGCCATTTATCGAATCCTGTTAAGAATGAGGTCAAGAGTTATAGGTTCTTGTTTATTTATTATCGAGAAAACAATCGTTACAGCCATCCATTGCTGGTCTTCATCAAACGAAATGTCGATGTTGTTGATTCGAGCGCGAGGCTCGTAGTTGTCGATTGTTGTTTTAATTAGATCTTTTAACACTTGTTCCGTTGCAGTTCCGTGCAACTCAAACAACATTGAGCGAATATCACTACCCAGTGTGTTGTTAAATAATCTATCACCTCTGTTAGTTAACAACAGATTCTTAATCGAAACTTTGATAGACTCTTCATTGGTTACACGCGAAACATCACCCTTACGGTCTGGTGTAAAGTCAGCTAAAACATCGGAAAAGTATTCCGGTTGTACTCTTAGCGGTGTTATTAAATCTCTTCTTTGTATGACAGCCATTTGTTATCCTTGCGGTGAACCAACAGTACCACCTTGTGGGTCTGCGTGTGAATGAGTACTCAATCCGATACCAGCTCCAGTTACGGTTCCACTAACATTTAAATTACCATTAATTGAAACGTTTGGTGATGTTATAACCACATCACCCTGTACTTGAATATTCAAGTTACCTTGAATGAACACCGTCTTATCTCTTTGAACGATTTCGAAATCATCACCAACAATCTTGTTAACTCGTCTACCACTGTGATCGATTTCACTATATGTACCACTACGATGAGAAGTGTGTAATCTTTCAAAATTAGGTGTATCGTCAATCTCTATCACGTGTCCAGATTCAGACTGGAATACTTTGTTGTACGGGTATTTCGCGTTGTATGCCGACTCAGGTTCGGGTCCTACCTTTTCTCTATTTAGAGTGTTTTGACCGGATGCGAGTTTTGAAATGTCTCCAATACCTGGCAATACACCGAAAACGATAGGGAGGGTTGTCTCTTCACCGTCTAAGAAGAAACCAAACACAGTCGATCCAACCTGCAGTCCAGTAGAAGACGCACCCACCTGTTTTAAACTGGCGCTATAACCTGGCATTAGAACGGGTGCCCATGGCAAGTCTTTAGTTGGTGCTTCGATCGGTGTACCGTGGATGCTGTGAGCACGCACTTTGACACGACCTTCTTTTTTAGGATCATCGCGATCCTCAACAACACCAACAAACCATCTAAAACCTTCTTCGCCAAATGCTTTTGTCGTCATTTAAATTCCCATCTTGACACAATCAAACGAGATTTGATGTCTCGACTTGGTGCCCGCTGTAATCATGTGTCTTAATCTGATAATCAAGTAATTACCAGAAACCAGTTCGTCTTGTTTCTTGCGTTCTGTTGTACCGGTTGCTGCTGGTAAGTTCAATGTAATAAGATCGCCAACCTTCAAACCAGAATCACCGTGAATCAATACGCGCGTAATATCAGAATTCAACAACATCGAAAAGGAGTTTCTCGTAGCGACCATAGTATCGATGAAGGTATCTAAACGCATCGTATCTTTTGGAAGAAAGAATTGTTTAGGAACACCGGAACCGAATTCTTCAATGAAGTTTGTACTGTTTGGTATTTGTTTTCCTACCGTTGGTAATTCAAACTTGTTGAAAACCTGTTGCAAATCAAAGTTTGTCGTTGTAACGGTCTTTGTTGCTAGATCGAATGTCTTCGTTACAGCCTTGTATACACCTTCGGATGCTTTCTTATTGGAATCCGACTTTGCAATGTTGACATAATCAAGAATCGTTCGGAAAGACTTTGCTTCCGTTTCCTTGTTAGCCATAACGTTTTGCTGTGCATTAAATACTCGCGATCCAATTGTCTTTCTACCTTCTTTGATCAAGCCTTCAATCGTTTTAAAATTAAAACCTGCTTGGTTTTCAAAGAACACATATGATGATGAAGCAAAGTTTTTGCTGACAGCACGCTGTCTGCACATATCAATTGCTTGTAAAGGATTCAGCTTAGGAATGACGAGTGTTTGAATACCTTTTGTTTCATCTATAATGATTGGCTTCTTACTCGACAGGTTGTATGCAATGATTACAGGAACGATGTTGCTGATTGTATCATTGAAAGACTGCTTAACAAGTGAAGATCCACTATACAGGTGCTCTTCACTGACACAACGTACCATGTACGTCATCCCTTTGCCGTTTACATCTTTCTGAACGTTCGCTACTTCGAAGCTTCTAAACGAATACTTGGTTGACGAAGACATACCTGGCGTTTCGAATTCAATCGTAAACACTTCTTCACCGATAATCGGAAACGACTGAAGAAGTCCAACGTTATCTTCAAACATAAACGTTGCATACAGCGTAGGCTTCGACATATCTTCCCAGATATCAAAGCCTGCTAACTGACCTAGAGGATTCATCTTTGCACTGAGTGCTTTGTTTGCAATCTCGAAAGACTTGATCCGTACCTCACCTGGTTCTACGATCTGTGTCATGCTGCTAACAGCCCTTTCATATCACGTATAACAGCGTCGACATAGTTAACACTGAGAAGTCTAATGTGCTTTTTACTTTGATTCAGTTCGAACTGATATTCATATTGAGATACAGCAGTCCAGTAGCTCAACTCATCTGCTGGAATTGTTTCACTTAAAGTTGTTACTTCCGTGATCGTTGCATCTACTGCAGCGTCTGTGAGTGAATACGTCACGGGTGTAGCTGTTTGCCATTCACCGCTTATGTGTTTCAGTACTACGTAGCTGGAGTTTGCAAAGGATACTGTACCCTTTGCACTGGTGGATTGTTTAATGACATCGTTTTCCTGCAGACCACTAAACGTACCTGCTAACGAAATCACACGGTTTGTTTCCGCAACGTGATCAAACTCTTTACGCTGATACCCAATCACCTGATCGTTATAATTAGTTGTTGGAGACCAGTATTTTTTCTGTCCACCACTTAGAGCGGTGTATGCAGACGTCGATATAACACGATCATCCGTTTCATAGTTGACTCTGTAGAAAGCAGTTTGTATTTGTGCATTAGCAGCTGTGCCGTATTGAGCAACGATATACTCTTCCATTACATTATCTTGCTTAGGCCAATCATTATATGGATCAATAATGCCGTTGCTCAGATACACGATCCAGTCATATGATGAATCTTCGTAATATGTTTCAGCAACTTGATCAGCACGTTCGCCGTCTTCGAGTGTGTATGGATAGAACACAGCGAGGTTTTTAGAAACACTCTCTTCAAACTTTACTTTTGCAATAACGTTAATAGCCGCCGTATTAGCATACATTAACGTCGGGAAAAAACTAAAATAGTGCGCCATGTTTAATCCTTAATGTCTTCTCTTGTGAATGCGCTCATCTCTTTAAATGACATCGAGATTTCAACCATCACTGGATCACCTGTTTTGAAAAAAGCTGGGCCATTAGGTGCGTAGTTAATATCCAACGATTGCAGAACGCATCGCTTAATTCTGTATGGTGAATTGTCTAGTGGGCCAAATGTAATATCGCATACGTCTGGAAAAGAGAACAAAATATCTTGACCCTGTGCCATACCTGGCAGCATTCTTGTTTTGAATTGCTTGATAATGCTTTTAAGCACTGCAAGTTCGCTCTCACTGTTTGGTGCAAACTTGTAACTGAACTTATGTTCGCGTAGGTTAATGTTCTTAAAAATAACAGCCATGTGAGGGTTAGGAACAGCACCAGCAGCCATTGCAGCAGCAGCACCAATACCACCTGCACCGACTGCTTCACCAACAGCTTTTGCGCCACGTAAACCTACAGCACCCGCAGCTGCACCAGCTGTAGCGCTAAATGTCTTTTCTCGTTGTGTATCAGCATCACCGCCATCACCACCCTGAGCCTGACGCGCACCACCAATAAAACTACCCGCTGCGGATCCAATAAATGCACCTAGTTCTGGTGTCTCATATTCGACACCGAACGTTTCTGCAAGGTTCGAAGGCATAGGAAGAACAATTGTAGCTGTTGAAATATCCTTTGCAGCCTCACCGATCGTTGTACGTCTGTATGCTTTAAACGAAAACACTGTATAATACTTGATTTCCTGGGGATATACGAGAGCGCCACTGAATTTCGAAGTTTTAGACACGACTTTCTTTTCTTCAGGGGTCTTCGTATCCTTTGCAGCCATCTGTGGTGACTTAGGCAAGTCTTTTGCTGACCAAGCGCTCTTTAACTTCAAAACAGCACCACCAACAGACGAAGATACCGCGTCCGAGATATTACCCAGACCATCTTTTACTTTCTGTATCGAGCTGTCAACAAACACTTTCGTATCGATTGAGTTATTCTGACTATATTGGCTAGCAGGATCTGCCATATAAATATTCCTATGAGTTATAAAGGCCTCTTCAAACCACGCAATCCCCAAAAATACAAAGGGGATCCGTCTAATATCGTCTATCGCAGCCGGTGGGAGTTAAAGTTTATGGGCTATTTAGATGCCCATCAAGATGTTGTTCAATGGGGCAGCGAGGAGTTCTGTATTCCATACCGTTCTCCTATCGATAACCGAATCCACAGGTATTTCCCCGACTTTTGGGTCAAGAAGATTAACACGGATGGCTCTTCTGAAACAGTTGTCGTTGAAATTAAGCCAGCCAAGGAAACAGTAGCGCCAGCTGTTCAGACTAAAAAGACCAAGCGATATCTGAGAGAGGTATATACTTGGGGCATCAACAGTGCAAAATGGGAAGCTGCAAGATCGTTTTGCGCTGATCGCAAGTGGAAATTTATTATTATGACAGAGCACGAACTAGGTATTAAATTCTAATGTCAATATCAAAACAACAAAAAATCTACCAAGATTTACTCAAACAGACAGCTACTCCTGGCGAGCTTACGAAAAAAGCTGCCGACTGGCTTGTGGACAATTCACGCAGTGTAATGACTCCACAGACGTTTATGAAAATCGGTGATGATCGTTTGTCTTCCAAGTTAGCGGTTGGCAGAATGTATCTGTTTGCGTATGACCCTAAACACAAAGACAAACTACCGTACTACGATAGATTCCCGTTGATTTTTCCTTTCAATAAAGACTCAGAAGGGTTTTGGGGAATCAACATGCACTACTTACCACCGCTGTTGCGCGCCAAATTAATGGACAGTTTGCATGACCTCGCGAACAACAAAAAGTATGACGACACAACTAAATTACAGCTGTCATACCAAATACTAACAGCTAGCTCGAAATTTAAATATTTCAAGCCATGTGTCAAGCACTATCTAAATAGCCATGTTCAATCACGTTTTATGTGGATACCAGCGGAGTCGTGGGACAGAGTATTGTTCTTACCACTAGAAAGATTCGTTGGCGCATCAAAACAACAAGTTCACCGCGACAGCAGAAGAATGATAAAGTAAATGAGCTTACTAAACACCGGAATGAACGCGCTTGGCACGTTCGCAGTAGCAAAATCGCTTTTTGGCGGCAAGTCTGAAGAGGCTAAGTCAAAAGTAAATCGCTTCTTCTCTGAAATCAGAGCGAGCGGTGTTGCGCGCACCAACCTTTTCGATGTTGTCATTACGCCGCCAAAGATGATGAACGGTAACAAGACAGTCAACAAGATATCCCTATATGCAGAGGGTGCATCTGTGACTGGTCGTAGTATTCAAACAGCAGACTTAAAGCGTTACGGCATTGGACCACAGGAAAAGATTCCTTACTCAATGCAATACAACGACATTACGTTGACATTCATCGGCGATGGTAAGGGTGAAGTCTACAAATTCTTCTACAACTGGATGCAGGGTATTGTAAGAGGCGACTCTGGAGTCACCACATATGATACTGAAAAGGATGGAAACGGTAAGACATCATACGAAGTCGAGTTTAAATCTAACTACGCAACAAACATTATTGTTACAACATACAATGAACAGGGCGATCCTGTGTTGTACACGCGTTTAATCGGTGCATTTCCAATTAGCGTACCAGACATCTCTCTGAGCTGGTCCGATTCAGGAATGATGCAGTTTTCCGTTACCTTCGCATATCTTCAATCGCAGCTTGCAGATACTGAAACACCAATTAAGGTTGGTAAAGGCGGCGTTGAAGGTCTATCAGCTCTACAAAAGCTCGTCAAAATCGGTACAGCCGTACAAGCAATATCTGCTCTCAAACGTCCACGCAATATTCAGGACGCACTTGCTTCTTCTACTTCGATCAAAAATATCACTAGTGGATTTTAACCTTTAACAGGAGTTTATTATGGGATTACCAGTAGTCCAGCACCCGCTTTTTTCTTTAACTTTGCCCTCTAACAACAAAAAGGTAGAGTTCCGTCCGTTCCTCGTCAAAGAAGAAAAGATTCTACTGATTGCTCAATCGAGCGGTGACCAAGGTGATATCGTCAGAGCAATTAAACAAGTGATCGCGAACTGTATCAAAACTCCCGACGTCAGTGTAGAAGACTTTACAACATTCGATCTCGAATACTTCTTCATTAAACTACGCGCCAAGTCAGTTCAAAACATCATCACGCTGTCATACAAAGATAACGAAGACGGTCAAATTTATGATGTCGAGGTCAATCTCGATGATGTTGAAGTGATGAAGCCTGACAACGTTGATCTCTTAATCGATGTTGATAACGATATGCAATTGGTTTTGCAATACCCTAAAATCAATATTATGAAAGACGTTGAACAGATTGACAACGCTGTTGACTTCAACCTCGCTATCATGCAAGCATGTATTTACGCCGTAGTCAATCAAGGTAAGCGTTTTGAGATGGATCAGTTTACTGTCGAAGAACGTGGCCAATTCATTGAGTCGCTGAGTGTTCCAGCATATCAGAAGATTCAAACGTTTGTCGAATCGTTACCACGCGTTGAACACGTGATCGGATACACGAACAGCAACGGCAAGCGTGTTAACATTACTTTGAAGACTTTGACTGATTTTTTTACATTGGGCTGAGCCATAACACGATATCGAATTATTATTCGTTGAATTTCAGCATGGTTCAGCACCATAAATATTCCCTAAGCGAGATCGAAAATCTCTATCCTTTTGAACGTGATTTGTATGTTGATATGCTTAAGGATTACCTAAAAGAAGAACAACAGAGGCTTCAACAGCAATAACAAATGACTTCATTCGTTTCAGACGTCAAAAAGACAGCACTTAAAAATGTCGGTAGATCTATGATGCAACACGGCATCATAGGTAAGGCGTTGGGTAAAGCATTTACTAAAAAATTTGCTGAGGATGAGGAAGACACAAGAGTTAGAGACGCTCTTGATCACCAGTCAGAACAGATTGATACGGTAAACACAACACTCTACCGTATGGAATCGATCGTGATGAATATCGCGGACAACATATACAACATCGCTGGTGTTTGGAGCAACTATGTCTCTTCAATGGAAGAAGCAAAACGTGCTCAGAAAGAGCAGATGTTTAAAGATGCAGCAGCGAAAGAAGAATCCGATGCTGAAGCACTAGCATCAGCTAAAGTCAGCGGACCCGGTGCTGCTGCAAGCAAAGAAGAAGAAGGTAAAAAAGGCCTCTTCGATGGATTAATTAAATCCGTTACATCAACTAAGTCAATCGTTAAGGATGTTCTTAAAACCGTTGGAACTGGTTTGGCGTCTCTTGCTGCAATTGGTGGTGTTGCTGCAGGGCTTGGTGCAGTGGCTGCTGTGTTTGCACCAAGTGCGAATGCTGGTGAAGTTCCACGCTTGCCTTCCGGTCAAACGGATCTAAGTTTGCCGTCACAATCGGCGATGCCAGTACCTGCGGCAAAAGAACAAACAAGTGATAACGTACCTCCAATTAACGTTCCTGCTAGTGCAACACAAGAAGTTGAACAAGTAAAGACACAAGCCGCAACACAGGTCGCGCCCCCTCCTCCAATCGCTGTTACTACTCCTCCAGCTCAGGACAGTGAAGTTGAAAAGATTAGCTCGTATCTGGAAAGACCAGAAAACGCAGCAGACAAACAACAGTTAACTGAAGTACAAAACAAGATTACAAGAGTTACTCAGGGTATTGAGCTAACCAAGAACCTAATCAACAACGAAAAAGATCCCGCTAAGAAACAAGAGTATCAAGACATACTCAGAAACCAGCTCGAGCCTCAACTCGAAACAGCAAAGCAAGAAAAAAAGGATATCGTTCAAAGAGCGACAAAGGCAACAGCAGTTGCGAGTAAGGTTTCTGCTCCTCCAGCACCTACCTCAGCTCCAACAGGACAAGCAGCCGCCGAAGCTCCTTCGTCTGGTACTTCGAGTAGCAGTGTTGCCTCGTCAGGTGGTAGTGAAGCTTCAATGGTTACTCCACCTGCACCTTCGACGGGAACTGAAATATCCACTGCAAGCACATCGTTAGCAGCAGCTGGTGAATCATCACCATCTAATGTTTCTGAAACAAACGTTAGTAACAGCGGTGCAACTAACACTTCAGGCGGTGGAGGCATTCCTTCGCCAATTGCTGATAGAGGCTCCCTCGATGTTGGTACTACTTTTAACGTGGATGGTTGATCATGGCATTCACGGAAGACGTCAACAAAGAATTAAAAGAAGAGATTCGAAATAAGTTCGAACAAAATACCGGTATTATCGGTCAGACGATGCGCGCTCGTAGAAAACAAGCAGAGCGCTATGCAGAAACAACAAAAGAAGTTGAGCGCGTCGAGCAACTAACTCAAAAGTTTGTCAGCACCGACGATGTATTGAAACGAATGGAAGTATCTTTCATTCAGATTTCAAAGAACGTTCAGCTAATTGCAAAAGCAATGGATGCACAGGTTACTTTGCAAGAAGAAACACATGCTGCTATTGAGCGTCCACAACTAGAGATCGGTAACAAGCGCAAGATATCGTCAACACAAGCTCAAGCTATTAGCTCCCTCGTGGATGACAAGGATGAAAGATCGTTGCTTGGTAAGCTAAGTGATATGGTTGGTAAGTTCAAAAAGACACCAACGCTATCACCAAAGGCTGCTGCAAAGCAGGCTGGTAAAGAAGCAGCAAAGAAGGCTGTTGCTAAGGGAGCTACGAAAGAAGCAGCAAAGCAAGCTGGTAAAGAAGCAGCAAAGAAAGCTTCAAAAGCTGCAATTAAAGCTGTTGCAAAAAAGTCATTACTCAAATCACTTGGTAAGTTTGCAGCTAAGTCCATTCCATTCCTTGGTTTAGGAATGGGAGCAGCGTTTGCTGCTGAGCGTCTTGTCAAGGGTGATATTGTAGGTGCAGGTTTAGAAGTAGTTGGTGGCCTCGGTGGTCCTTTGACTTCTGTTCCAGCAACAATTGCACAAACTGTACGTGATGTTTACTTTGACACTTACGGCATCTATCCAGAATCTGATCCGTTACGTGATGAGCGTTTGCAAGAAGTTAAAGATGCAGTCGGTGAAGCAGCGGAAGAGGTTATGGGTAGTAAGGTTACACCTGCTGAACCAACAGCTAAGCCGCAACCAGCAGCCACATCTACGACACCGCAGCCTACTACGACTGCTCCAACACCTACAGGCACAGAACCAACAGTGTCAGCTCCTGGTCAGCCACCAGTTCCACCACCACAACCTGTTGCTCCTCCAACGCCAATTCAGAAACCAACAACGACCGGTGCACCTCCAAGTACAGGAGGCGGTGAATCAGCGATGGAAGCAGCACTCAAACAAGAAGGATTCGATCCTGTAGCAATTGCGGCTATCATGGCGCAGACATCACATGAGTCCGGACATTTTAAGACATTACAAGAAAACCTCAATTACGGTGCTTCCGGTTTGATGGGGATTTTCAGCAGATACTTCAACTCTCAAACAGCTCAAATGTATGAGAGACAGCCTGAAAGAATTGCGAACCGTGTTTATGCTAACCGTATGGGTAACGGACCTGAAGAATCAGGCGATGGTTACCGTTATCGTGGACGTGGTTTCATCCAACTGACTGGTAAAGTTAACTACGCTGCTGCTGGTAGAGCGCTTGGTTTAGATCTTGTTAACAATCCCGACCTTGCAGCGGAAGCAACAAACGCATCTAAGATCGCGATCTGGTATTTCAAAAAGAATATGGGTCGCATTACGAACTGGGCCGATACAGCACAAATCACACAGATTGTTAACGGTGGTTTAAACGGCTTGGCTGATCGTCAAAGAGAGTTCCAAAAGTATTTGGCAAAGTACCAAGGTGGAGGAACAATGGTCGCTGGTGGTCCAGCTACTGGCAGAGAAGTTGCTATGAACAGCACAGACGTTGCTGCCGCCAAGAAAAACATACAGTCTGGTGGTAATGTTAGCATTGTTAACGTAAACAACACTACGCAAATAACAACGGCGGCCAATGGGCCGCCGCGTAAAGAGACTATGTCAGTCGTTGGTTAATTAATCGTTAGCCAACTTCTGGAACATTGCCAGGTCATCATCCTCAGCATCATCCCATGGCACATCTGCCTTAGGAGTAAACTTAGGAGCAGCTGCACGTGGAGGAGGTGCATCCTCTTGTTCCCACATTTGCTGACGAGCCTGAGGAGCAGCAACGCCACTACCCTCTAAAGCAAGTACTTTGTTCAGACGACTCTTAATGGCGTCGTAGCTCTTGAAGTTTTCACGATTCAAGAATGGAACGAGAGAGTACTCGCGCTTCCAAATTGCTTCCATCACATCATCATCTTCATCCAATGGACCAACAGAATCGAATTCTGATTTGTCATAGTTGGAGTACTTTTCAACTTTACGAATCTTCAACTTGAAGTTTGCACCAGACCACAGATCGAATGGGTTCATTGGTGTTTCATCTTCGAACTCTGGATTCATTGCTGCATTCAGTTTGTCGAAAATCTTCTTACCATATTTGAACAACATGACCTTACCTTCGTTCTCAGGATGTGCTGGGTCCTTAACAACATAAACGTTGCTAATGAACGATAGCTTACGCTTCTGATTACGAACAATATCTTGGTTTTCTTTGGTGCCAGTAGCCCACAATGCACTGTTGTGTTCACAAACAGGACACGTTTCACCAACGGATGTCAAACAACCATCAATCAACCAACCACCAGCGCCTTTGAAAGCGTGGTCGAATAAACGAACGAATGGTACGTCCTCACCTGCTGGAGCAGGAAGGAAACGAATCACCGCATAGCCGTTACCAGCTTTGTCTACTTCTGGACGCCAGAAGCGATCGTCGTCTTGTGGTTTGCTTGAGGGGGTTGTCAACTTTGTAAGCTCGTTGTTGAGCTTGTCGATGGCAGAGCTGCTGCTCTTCTTGAGAGATTTAAAATCGATTGTCATATGTATTTCCTTGTATAAATTGTATGTTTAGTATAAAAATGTATCCACGTTATCATAACGATATAGTATTTAGCTTACCTTTTGAGATCGAAGCGCTCGATCACAATCTTTTTTAGCTTTTCCTTATCATACTGTAAGAATGGATGGTACTTCTTGCATTTTTGTCTAATTTCAGGCCAAACAATGGTGTCCTGAATTTCACGGTTCCAAGAAGCGGTGAACCGCAATATGTCGTTCATAATAATGAACGTTTCCAAGTGAATCTCTTCACTTAGTAAAAGTTTTAGTGCGTGTGGGTGTTGGCCGTCCTCAACAATAAAGCTACTAATTAGGTCTTCATTGAACTTCTCAAGGTCGTTCATAAAAACATACGACATCGAGTCTCTAACCTTTTGCCATTTGAGGAACAATACTTCCGTTTCTTCGTTACGAAGAAGATCACCAATCCAGACATCCTTTTTACCATAGACGAACATAGCAACGAGAAAGTCCAGGAGGTCTTTTCTTTTTGACAGCTTATGGAAAAAGTATTTGTCTTTGCGTGTATCGAACGATTCGCGCTTTGCTTTTACGGCACCACCATACTTAAAATAATCATACGTCTTTGATGTGAAATGGCTTTTGAGAGCCAAGTACTGTTTGTATGCTTCAAATCCGTCCATTCTAAATGCGTAGCTCATATTGGTAGTTTAGTAGACTTTGGGAAGTAGTTCAACGCTTCCGCTTCGTCTTGAATTCGAGCCTTCATCTTGGCGCTCGTCTTAATTAAAGCACCTGCGACCTCTATTTCCATTCCTGTCTGTTCACAGTATAGTAGAACCGCATCCATAAAGTCAATGCGTTTTTCAAAAGCGACGCGATCAACTTCGCGCTGAAAATCTTTAAGGGTTTTTATCGTGGTTGGTTGGATCATCTATTCAGCCTAAAAATTGTGAGTATAAATTATACATAAGGAATATACAACGAGGTTATTATGACTGCATTATCTTTTTTGATTGACAAATACAACAAATCCTACCCTTTCGGCAGAAAGATGTTTAGGTTCCACGTGTTAACACACCTGGCCCTGCTCTATTTTATAGCAGTTGGTACTTCTTTTCAATGGTTCATGTTTCTCATTGCATACTTCTTGTATGCGTGTGTTGGATTTTCTATTGGATTTCATCGAATGCTGGCTCACCGAGCTTTCAAAGAGCAAGCATGGTTCAGACCTATTGCAATTTTATTTGGCACGCTTAGTGGCATTGGTTCGGCGTTGAGTTTTGTTAGTACACACCGAGACCATCACAGATACTCAGACCGACCCGGTGATGCTTACTCGATGTACAATTTACCTGGCTGGTACGCACAGTGGTTTCCTATGTTTGAAAAGGTGTCTCTTAAAAGATCGTTTGATTTGTTTAAGGATCCCACCTGCCGCTTCACACAAAAACATTATTTCAAAGTACATATGGCGTGGGCTGCTTTGCTATTCCTTATAGATCCAATGGCTGTTATTTATTTCTACCTAGCACCCGTGGCTGTGTTTTGGAGTGCCGCAAATTCTTTAAACACTCTAAGCCATTGGCCAAACACTAACTGGTTATTTTACAGAAATTTTGACACGAAAGACAAGAGCGTATGTTGCATACCTATTGGCATCTACACTTTTGGTGAAGGCTGGCATAACAATCATCATCACAACGGTCGCGCAAAAAACTTCAAAGTCAAATGGTGGGAGTTTGATATATCGTACCATGTTATTAAGCTCGTTGAGAAAAAATGAAGCACTTTGATTATTATGCTAACCTCGATGACTACAGCGTTGAGGTTGTTGATTATTTTGATGAGGAGTTTGTAGACCGTCTTTACTCACTGACGGAGTCCTATTATCTTTCAGATAGACAAAAAGCTATCAACTACTCACGTGAGAGACTGTCGTCTGCACTTCTCGTCGATTTAAGGTTTGAATTTGGGTTCTATCTCGTAAAGCACAAGGAAAATGTAGTCGCATGCTTCGGGATCGACAACTTTTGTAACTGGGGTGTTATAAGCCGTTACATTAATATAAGCAACACCCCCTTTTTCATTCCTTTTGGTCATGGTGTTGGGTTCCCTTTTGCTGCAAACCATCTAAAAGGTGAAATCATTGGACTCTGTTCAACACAAAACCTTGACCAAAAAGATATTATGAATCTAATTAACAAGCGATATGCTCGTCACATCGACTGCGATAATATGTTTGGTCAAGCTGCTCGTTTAACACTGAAAACCAGGATGCTACCCCATACGGTGTGGTACAGGCAGTGTGAACAAGATGTGTTTGTTTATGATAATGACGTTGATCCACCATTTGAAATATATGACAGAAGTAGAATACTACAAAAACCTAGACAACTATTCAGTAAAAAGGTATGATCGTAATAACGTCGAGGCTCTTAATTGGCTTGCATCGTACAGTACGCAATCAGATAACTACAGCCTCTACAAATTGAGATTCTTAATTGATAGTGATAGGCTATCGTTAGGCATCTATGTAGTACATCACCACGGAATTCCCGTTGCAATGTTTGGTGTCGATGAATTTAGAGGCTGGGCAGTAATAACTCGTTTTCTTAGACTTGCGAAAACCAATACAATGATACCGTTTGCTTTTGGTGTAGGAATTCCCCATGCTATGAAAGAACTTGAAGGACAAGTGAAGGGATTCTGTTCAACAGAAAACAATAGAAAGACTAGCCTTATCGGAGCTCTCGTTAGAAGATTTTCTGATCACAAGGATACGGAAGGCATTTTCTATCAAGCAGCGTTAACGGCAAGACAAATAAACAAGCTACCATATGAAGTGTTGTATCGCGATGTAAGGCAAACAGTCTTTACTTACAATACAACAGATATACCACCATTTAAAAAGTATGAATATACCTAACAGAGTTTTTTTCACCGGAGCACCAGGGAGTCGCTGGAGCGGTACTGCTCAGATAATCGAGCAGATATATCAGTTCAATACATCTGACCGAACACCAGAGCGTGAATACCTCCATTCGAGCTATTCTGGCCACAAGGGTGCATATTTTGGCCGAATGATGGAAATGGAAGCTAAGCTCGATCCGGAATACATCGATAGTGCGTGGAGAGTACAAGGTGGCACACGTCTTGTTAAAAGTCACGACTGGGCTTACTGTCTGCCAAAGATCAAACAAGCGTTTCCAGATGACTGGATCATGCTTGTATGGAGAGAAAATCAAGCATGTTTTGATTGGTGGAAAGAAGCAGGAGGGTTCGATATTAAGTATCCGAGCTACGGTAGCTACCGAAACGATGACAACATGAAGAAAGAGATTGACTGGCAAAACCAATCGATTCAAAAGTTTGCTTTGGAAAACAACTTGCAGTGGAGTTTGTTTGACACAGAATGGATATGGAATACATTCGATGTGCTTATTGAAGTAGATAAGGTTCACCCTGATGTTTGGGTAGCGGTGCTGAAATGAAAGACCACGTTTTCTACATCAAATATATAAGTGCGGTTACCATTCTCTGTGCAATGGTGTTACACGTGTTTGGCGTCACTCCTTGGAACAGCATTGTCCAAATGATTGGCGCAAGTGGTTGGATATATGTCGGGTACAAGTGGAAAGAGAAAGCGCTAATGCTTAACTTTCTTCCACAGTTTTTTATTATCATCCCTGGCTTAATTTACATGTATTTTAAATGAGGTTTTATGAAGAAGTTAGTCGTTTCATTGTTGATGGTGGTTTCTTTGGCTGTTCAAGCATGGGAACCATCTAAGCCGATCAAAGTCATTATGGGTCAAGCACCTGGGGCTGGTAATGAGATCAGTTTCCGTGCTATGTCAATGATCGTAGCCCAAAAAAATCCAAACGTTAGTTTCATCTACGATCACAAACCAGGCGCTGACGGCAACATCGCAATGAATGCATTCGAGGAGACTGCACCGGATGGACATACAGTCATTGTTCCTAGCCTTCAAGGGCAGTTTGTCACTGGTGAGATTTGGTTCAAGGACATGGTCAAATACAATCCGATGGATTGGAAACTGATTACAGTAATCGCCAAGAGTCCTCTTTGTATTATTGCTAATCCAAAAAGTCAAGTCAATTCGGTTCCAGAGTTGCTTAGCGCTCTGAAATACTCTGATCGTAATATCAACTTTGCAATCGGTGGTGGTGCTCATAAGGTGGCGTTCACATACATGATCGAAAAGACAAAGAGCAACCCACACAACAACCAAGTAGTGTTCTATAAAGGACCAGCTCAAGCTGCCATGGGTGTTGCTGCTGGTGATACTGAGTTTGGTATCATGCCAATTTCAATCGCTAAACCACTGATCGATGGTGGTAGAGTTAAGCTGCTTGCTTTGACCGGCGAACAACACTTACCAGGTATTCCCAGAACAGCATTAATGAAAGATTACGTTCCAGGTATGAACGTATATGCTGGATGGGTGATCGCTCTTCACAAAGACACACCAAAAGACATCGTCGATTGGTATGTTACCAACTTTACACAAGCAATCCAAACAAACGAAGCAAAAAGATACTTCGAAGAAAATTTGATGTTCACTGAACCCAGCGAACTAGGTCCAAGGGGTGCCCGTCAGGCTGTGACTAAGCTAAGAGAACAATGGATCCCGATCGTCAAAAATATGAAAGCAGAATAATGGAAAACAAATATCAAGATTGGCAGAACAGTCGTTGGGACTACACTAAATCGAAAAGCGAATGGCACTTTGATCCCAAGCGTCCACCTCTTCCTGGTCCGGATAGCTTCACTCATGTATGCAACTTTGATTTCGATTTCACCGAAGTGATTGAGCAATGCATGCCACGCACTGTCGATAGCACATGGGCAACACGTAACAAGGATAAAATTCCAGGCGAGTTGTATAGTGCGAACCTCGAGCAACAAGATTTGATTCGTGCTGGAGCTGATCCTGACATGGAAATCTTTAGTCGAGCAAACGCTGCTGACGTTGTTATGTTTAAAGCAATTGCAGAGTACCTCGGCATCCACGACCCATCGATTAAATTTCACAATCAGCGCACTGGCCAAATGCTCGTTACGCATATCGACAACTTTGCTGCGAGAGATGAGCGTGATAACAGCTTCATTGAAACTGATTTCGATCGGAATCCACGTTTGGTCCGTAGGTTTGCTATCATGTTGTCGGACTGGCAATTAGGACAGGTATTCCAGCTCGGAAACGCGACATGGACACAGTGGAAAGCTGGTGATTGTATCACATGGGACTGGAAAGATATTCCTCACTCAACATGTAATATGGGGTGGCATGATAGGCCGATGTTGCAGATTACTGGAAGAACGACGGAACGTACAGGCTTCGTTTTGGCTAGTGCTAGCAAACATCTAGTGATTAAGGTGTAATATGGTAGATCAAGAGAAACTAAACAAATATTTTTCAGGTACTTGGATTAAAACAAGACGAAACACTTCACTGATTAGCTTTGAGTTGACGGGCGCATCATTGATCGATAAGATTAAACCAGGTGAATCCGTAATCGATGTTGGTTGTGGTAATAACCCGTTCAAAGGAAAGATTCCAAACCTGATTGGTGTTGACCCTGCTTTTGATGAAGCAGATTTTAAATGCACGATCGATGAATTCGAAACTGATCAGAAATTTGACGTCGCTTTTTGTCTTGGATCGATTAACTTCGGCTCCACTGAAGACATAATGCGTCAAATTAAAAAGGTAATCAGCCTTCTTAAACCGAACGGAAGAATATACTGGAGATGTAATCCAGGTGCCGCTGATCATAACAACGAAGAGTGCAAAGATATTCCGTTCTACAACTGGAGTCTAGAAAAGCACGTTAGGTTTAGTGAGATATTCAACTGCAGACTCGAGGAATGTCGCTGGGACACTAACAATCGCCTGTATGCTGAATGGATCAGACGGTGATAACCGATTTAAAAAACCTCCTTGAAGGTCACGTAACTTATTGCTTGCTGCTAACATGGGTATCTGTTGTCAGTTTTTGGTTTGGCTTTATAATAGGCGTGTTCTTAACAAAATGAGGTTTTTGAAATGGTTCAAACATTTAATTCCGAGGCTTGGCATTTCCGCTTAGCCAACTTTGGCAGCAAACGCATCTGGGTTGATGAGCAATCAAACATCTGTGAGTACACACGAGCAGTGCTCGCTGGTCTTTTTTGCATGATTTTTGCATCGTTTGTAGTCGCGCTCGTTGCTGGTCTAGTTGCATTCACGCTAGCAAACACGTTCAGCTGGATGTTTCTTGGGTATCAACTTTCGGACTTATCGCTTGCTGTGTGGTGTTTGGTGGCAATGTGGGTTGCTATAATTACACTCATTACAGCCGTCAGTCTGTATATGGATTATCGCAGAGATCAACGTCAAAAACGTCGCGAACTTCCACCTACACCACCGACCTTTGTTGGAGCTGCTTACGACAAGTTTAAAAATAAAACATGCTTCATTGTAGAGTTCAAATGAAGTGGCATGAACTACTGAAAAGCCATAAAGATGTGTCGGGTGCTGAGGACTTCGCAGACTCGGTTGCTCTGATCATTATATGTGCTTTATTATTATTCGTCGTCTTTATCTGAGGATGCTATGGTTGAAATGAGATGGGTTATGAGGGAAACACCTAGCGGCAATGGCACCGTTAAGGTTTTACAATATCGTCAATTGGTTGACAAAACCGTATACGCCAGTATGTGGGCACCAGAATCGTTGAAAAGAATGGAAATGTCTGAGTGGAAAGATGTTCCTGTTGTCCATAAAGAAGATTGACGGTATAATAAGTTTTTTAACAAGGAGTTTGTATGAAAAAAGGTCTCGCTCAACGTATTTGTGAACATCTGTATCCTACTGGTTTGGGATACGACAACAAAGAACTTGCTGAGATGTTCCTCGGTCGCTCTGACAGCAACGCTCAAAACGCTGTACGTCAAGCATTCCAACAAATTCGTAAATACGGCTTCCGCGTCGTTAAGCGTATGTACGCTGTCGATGGTAAAGTGCAGCTGTGTAAGTACCATATCGTAGAAGGTGTGGCTGAACATCTCGACGTTCGCGTCGGTCGTCCACCACATAGCTGCTTGCAGTAACCTTCTGTTACCCCTTTTGGTGTGAATTCATTGTGGCTATAGTGTGTACGGACTGTTCCTCCATACGGTTGCGGAGACTCACCTGGAGATGGCGACCAGGCACACCAAATCTTTTTCTTTCTAAGGAATATTATGTCGGATATCGATCCAGATGACTTGTCGAACATTAGAATCAACTACGATAAGATCATTGAAAGCACGGAAATGCTATCAGTGACTAGAATGCTCGCAATTGATATCAAAAAGAATCCATATACCACCGTTGGTGATTTTATTAAAAATCTTTCAGACGGTGACTTGGGTATGTTGCTGGATATTATCGATCGAGACAATATGGATGATGATGTTGCCGAAAACAACGTCCACCTAAGCGACATTATGATGATCGCAGAAATTCTTGCACGTGCTGAAGGTCTAGAAACAAACGACTTGGAAGACATTACTAAGCGAATGCAAATGATGTCCATCTACATCGTGATCGAATCCTTGACACGTAAAGGTCTTGTTAAACCCCACTACCATAATATGTCATTTGGCGACGACGCTGGTGACAAGATGATTGTCGAGAAATTGTTTTAACTAATGGACTTATCTCATCGAAATTATTTTCGTGGGTATGGTGTTCTAGAAAAGTGGAGGGTTGAGATCGATAGATGTCAACGTCCTCCACTTTCTTATTTTGAAGAAGCGTGCATCAACGCTGAATTGATATGGGAACACAGTAACGGCCACATATACGTGTTGTTCAGCGGTGGGATGGACAGCATGTTTGTCGTTCAAATGTTACGACACATGAAAATGAAGTTCACACCAGTCATTATTCGCTTCAATGACGATTACAACTTTGAAGACGTTGACTGGGCTTGTAATTTTTGCAAAGACATAAACGCTGTACCGATCATACTAGATCTCGATTACGATAAGTTTATCGAATCGGGTACGATGTATGAACTAGCAATGCAGTATGAATGTGCAACGTCGCAGCTATCGCATATCTTCTGGGCGGTTAAACAACTATGTGGTAGCGTTGTCATGGGAGAGTGCCCACCAAACATTCTACACCGCGAAGAAAGCAACAGTTTTGTTTTTGAAGTACCGCGATATGACTTCTCTCCCCCACTTTTTTGGAAGCAAAATGGAATAGGTGGCACTCCATTTTTTCTCACATACACAGCTGAGTCTCTTCTTGCCTTTATGACTGACCCAACACTGGCACCATTCTTATCAAGAGAAGTAGACAACAAAACACTCGATAATTTCAAGGTAAACATATACAACAACCAGCCTTATTTCAAAATTCCATTTAGAACAAAGCAAAGTGGTTTTGAATTCTTCGAGAAAACGCCAGCAGCACTACATTCCGATGTCGTCCAAGCAGACCTCTTATACAGAGTGTGGGGAGGTAGGCATTGTAGAGATTACAGGGCTGCTGTAAGTGATATGTTACCGCTGTGATTCGCGGTACAGATTTTTAAGTTGTTTGAATCCATCTGCATCAGATTGAAACCAAAAAGTTATTGCACGTCTCTCGCCTGATGTAACTGTCAACGCTTGGTGTGGGTGTAGTGACGTAAACACAGCATACCCACCAACAACGTTTGGTGCCATGTATTCTTTATTACAATCTCTTAAAACAAGACCACCACCCTCATACTGGTCATTGAGGTTAATCGATATTGACATTAAACGATGTCCGCCATACAGATCACCCACATAATCAGTGTGCCAAAGATAGTAATCGTCCTTTTTGTAAGAGAGTAGCTGAACATCGGGAAATGAATGGCATGGTAGTTTGCTACCTGTTACTTCACCAACTAATTCCAGCGCTATCGATACAGTATTTGTAATTCTGTGAGAGTAGTTTGTAAGAACTATTCCGTGAGACGATCTGTGAGTACTGACGCCTTCTTTTTTTAAATCCCCAATCACTCCACTTCTTTGAAATCTATGCGTTTGGAAAAACGGCAGGATTTCACTCTGTATCGTCTGCAAGTCTTCGGGATGGAGTACGCCGGTCGAAAATAGCTTCATAGTTTTTTACGCTCGTTTGTGAATGGTTTTCTATGCTTTTTAATCACATCTATCGTTAAAGGTCCTTCTAACAAATCGATGTCGACATAATATGGCCACGGTCTGTTGACGACTCCGTCAACTTCTGTATTCTCATAGTGCTGTACTGTCGTTTTGTGAAAGTTGTGATGGATCTGCGTACATCCAGGATCGTAAAAGTCAGCTATCGTAGCTGGATCAACCACATGCCAATACCTACCATTCTTTTTCTCGTAAGCCCAAAACTCACACACCGTACCAAGCGGTCCCGAACATATTACATGCGTCTTAACATACTGAACCAACGCAGAAGCAAAGTCGGGTTCAATAACATAGCACCCCAAAGCTCCCATATCAAACCTATGGAAGTCGATCATGGCATTATGAAACAGTTTTGAGTTATCAAACGGTACACAGTCGTGCTCAAGTATAAGGATTGGCTCACCTATATCAGCACACTTTTGCCATAGCGTAAAATGACTGTACCAGATTGCTCGTTCCGTAGGTGTAATAGTCTTTCCGCGACCGTTTGTAGCGGCCAGATACTTCTCAAGCATGCTGTTCCCAAACTTTAACGGACTCTCGGGTAGTGTACTAGGTGTAATTGCATCGAATCGCTTCGGATCGACACCGATAGACCGCCAGACAGGTTGGATTTTATCGTAATAGTACTCCGAAGTGGGATTGCCCTTGACGACGATGGTAAACGTTGGAAAACTGCTGATATGTGCTGTCATAATAAATATTAACCTTACGAGTTGTCAGGTTATTGTGTTTGTGAGATACTGGGGTTTCTTAACTAGGAGTTATTTATGGACGCACACTGGACACACATGATTCATAACCTGACCGGCGCAATTGCTGAATCAGATCCACACACATCAGACGAAATGGTAACTGACATTCGTTGTCTCTATGTCGAGGCCGTAATGTTACCACCAACTGCTATCATCACCCAACGGACACAATATGAAGCGAAACCACGTAGCGAAAGATCTTCGAACACCCAAGTATAAAATGCGGGTGGTAAAATCTAAGAAGATTTATTCTAGAAAACTTAAACACAAACCGTTGACTTCCTCTGAAAAAGAAGGTAACGTCGAACTGTTGGCTGTGAAGGGTTATTAATGAATCTTTTTGATTTTATAGAAGACGAAAAGCCGGCGGTCGAACAACCGCCGGTTCAAACTCTAAAGGAGAAGGTCCGTCAAAGGCGGGCTCAGATGCTGATCCACAGCTGCATCTATTATGAGTTAAATGAAACAGTAGTTGACGATCACACTTGGCAACGGTGGGCCGATGAACTCGAACAGTTGCAAAAACAAAATCCAGAATTACTTGTTATTGATTTCTTTGATCACGAGTTTAAGGATTGGGATGGTGCAACTGGCGCGCACTTACCACACAGACACCCTTGGGTATACAATAAAGCGTTACAGATTTTAAATCACAAATAAAATCACAAACACTTGTTGACTTTTTGTCACAAACACATATAATGAAGTTTCTTTCAACAAACACTTGAGGTTTATCATGGCTCATATGGTCGAAACAATGGCTTACGCAGGCGAAACTCCTTGGCACGGTTTGGGTGTTCAAGTTCCTAGCGATCTTGCACCTGCGCAAATGTTGGAAAAGGCTGGTCTGGATTGGACAGTGCAGAAAGTTCCAGCGTTTGCTGAAGTTGGCGGCAAGAAGACATCTGTTGGTTGGTCTGCTTTGGTTCGCTCTAGTGATGAATCAATCTTGTCTGTTGTTTCCAATGATTGGAATCCTGTACAGAACCACGAAGCGTTTGAATTCTTCCATGAGTATTGCGCTGCTGGTGATATGGAGATGCATACAGCAGGCTCTTTACGTGATGGTCAAGTTGTTTGGGCACTTGCTAAGATCAAAGATTCGTTTGAGTTGTTTAAAGGTGACCAGGTTGACTCATACCTGTTGTTTACCAATCCTCACAAGTTCGGTCAATCGATTGACGTTCGCTTCACACCGATCCGTGTTGTTTGTAATAACACACTGACATTGTCTTTGTCTCAAAACGCTGATCGCATGGTGAAAAAAAGCCACCGTACAGAGTTCAATGCAGCGGAGGTCAAAGAGCAACTCGGCATTGCGACTGATAAATTGGCTAAATATAAAGAGATGGCTGCATTTCTTGGTTCAAAGCGCTACAACGATAGCAGCCTTAAAGACTATTTTAACCGCATCTTCCCGGTGCTGGCTTACAATAAGGAAAAGGGTCCTCAGCGCAAAGATCTTTCAAAGTCTGCAACACGTGCTTTGGAAGTTATTACTACCCAGCCTGGCGCACAGTTCGCCGAAGGCAGCTGGTGGCAAGCATTCAATGCTGTCACATACTTAACAGACCACGAGATTGGACGCTCAGCTGATTCACGCTTGACATCAGCATGGTTCGGTCCAAACAAAAATCTCAAAGTCAAAGCTCTCGAGACTGCTGTTGAATTTGCCGAAGCAGCTTGAGTATAATATGTGAGGGAGTTTCGGCTCCCTACATAAAATATGGTTGTATGAAGCAACTAGAAAAGTGTTCTGGACGTGGGTTCGACTCCCACCTGGTCCACCAGAAAGCATACTCCGTGGGGGCTACGAACCACATTAAACAAATAAGTAGTATGAGTATGCTTCCTAATGGGCCAGCCATGGTTTCGACAGGGCAACAAGTACAGAAGTGGACAACTCGACACAGAGAGTCGCTAAAAGTAAATTAAGTAAAAGCAAACGAAGAAAGCTTTTTGATGGCTGCCTAATAGGCCCCATCTGAGTTTTGCTAGTTGAACTTGGAAACAGAATCAACTAGCCCTATTTTTATTAGGAATGCCTTTCCTCACGGATGGTTTTCCTAGTTTAGCAAGACTAAGTTTTTTTCGTTGTTCATCGGACATTGGCTTACCTTTGTTAGAGGGTATAGATCCTTTTTTCCGGCCCATTTTAAGGTTATAATATTTTTTACCGAATTCAGATTCTTTAATCATACGGAGAAACCTAGCTTCTTCTGATCTAGCTGACTCTCTATTATTAAACATTTTGATAATTTTTCTGCGAAAATCGTTTGGCCTATATTGGTACTCGCCGTTGAACCAACGGGACGATGAAGTATAATCATCGTCGATGTTGCCCTCATGTATGCCGACATAAAACATTTTTCGCGAACGGTCTGACCAAATGTATAAAAAGTATTGCATTGTTGTCCTCCAAGACGTATAATGTATATAGTAAACGCGAACTTTTAAGAATGCGTTTACTAGGGTTTCGGTAGGTTTCCTCGTAACAGAATAACCTACCATCTTGTTAACAAAAAGGAGTTTCTATGAAATCAAAAGTTGCCGTTATGGCTTTATTGGTTGGTTTGGCATCTACAGCTTGGGCTGAAGATTCTGTAACCGTTGGTTATGGTTGGCAAAAGACGACCGCAGGTGTTGAGTCACGTGTACCGGCTTTGTCATTCAAAAAAGGCCTGACAGACACGTTTGCAATTGATTACAGCACCAATACAAACACAACCGTGACTGACAACAAAGTCACCACACGCAATGAGCTCGGCCTGAATGCTCAGCAAGCAATTACATCGTCTGTTACTGGCAGCGTTCGTGTCGCACATGGTTGGAAACAGGCATCCGGTTCTGAACAGTTCCGCTACTACGTTGTAGAACCAGCTGTTAGCACACGTGTTCTTAACACACCGGTTTCCGTAAAGTATGCATATCGTTATCGCGATGCGTTTAATTCAATCGATCACGAGCATAACATTACTAATCGCCTACAGGCATCTTACGACTTGACCAAAGTCGATAAAGTGTCTCTTGGTCGCGACTTCCAGCGTGGTGACGGTGCTAACCGAACAACTCAGGTAGCATACACGCGCTCGTTCTAAGAGCTAGGTTTGGCGGGTTCACCTCAAACCCGCCCACTTTCACCCTCGTAAAGGAGATCAAATGCGTAAAGCACACGAGGCTGTCAAAAACAAATTGGCAGTAGCAATCAAAACGGTTTTTGTAATTATTGGACTGATCATTGTCACAAACTGTGTCAAGATGGCCACTGATCACCGGACAAGAGTGTTCGAAGAAACACCCGACCGCGTTGCAACAAAAGCACGCGATGTCGAAAAACAACTGTCATGTCTCACCCGCAACATTTACTGGGAAGCAGCATCAGAGCCTTTCGAAGGTAAGGTAGCTGTTGCACAGGTAACGTTGAACAGAATGGAGAGCGGCAAGTTTCCTGACTCTGTTTGTGGTGTTGTATTCCAAAAGACAACCGCATATCAAAAAGTAGTTTGTCAGTTCTCATGGTTTTGTGAAACAAACTACCAAACCAAAGCAGTCCACCGTCAAATGTATCAAGAGAGCGAAGAGGTTGCCAAGATGGTTCTCTTAGAAGGATTCCGACTTACTAGCATCAAGGAAGCGATATACTATCATGCAGACTACGTCAACCCAAGATGGAATAAAGAAAAGATTACTCAAATCGGTCATCACATTTTCTACAAGGATAAGCCAAATGTTTAACGTTGAAGCGGTACAGAACTTTTTCCAGACTCATGTAAAAGCAATCTCATCTGAAACGTTTGGGTGGTTAGCTGTCCTGTTCATCCACGGAGCAACTATCCCACCAATGATTTCGTTGTTGCTCGGTGTATCCGATCGCTTACCGACAATCGATGTCATATTGTTCCTCTGGACCGGTCTGTTGTTATTGTTTGTAAAAGCACTTGTCAACAAAGACATGCTCAACATCGTTACGATCGGTGGTGGGTTTGTTATTCAAGCAGGACTGCTTGCACTGCTTGTTTTTAAGTGAGAATGTAGCGGTCAACCGCTGCCGCTTCAATTACTCTAAGACTAGGGTGACGGGAGTGAACAGCAAGAGAAACCGATCTCTTACGTTTGTTGGTAACAACAACAAAGGGTGCACGCATACAATGCGATACATGCGTCCACCCGCCTTCGATTCCAACAATATACTTGCAGTTTGCAATTATTTTTAAGTTGAGCTCAAACGAATGGTGGTCACCGAGTTCGAAAAACCTTTTGTTATCAACTAAACCACGTAGACGTTCGTTCTCTTCAACGTCGAAGAATTTTTCAACGATAGGATGATTGGCGTTGAAATCTTTATGATTCAATGCGAAAGCGATCGGTCCGTGGTTATTGCCTTTCCATTGTCGTTTAAACGGCCAGTAACCAATCTTTTGGTAGCTTCCAGAAAACCACACCGTTTCATCTACTTGAGATGTTTTTTTCCAGAACTTCTCCTTACCGAATTTTACCTCTCCACGATCCTTTGTCACGGATGACCAGGTATGGTCTATTTCGTAAGTTATATTGTATGGTGGAGGCTCGAAGGCATCCATTAGCGAAGGAATCAACTTTTCATAGTTGTGATTGGCAGGGTAATGGAATATAATATGACAATCGGTGTCGAGACCAAGTGTAAAAAAAGAAGATATACCTTCGACGATATCCCCCATTCCACGTTTACCAAATATGTGAGCAATTTTCATGGCAAGAGAACAAAGTAAAAGCGCTAAGCGCAGATTTAATAACGGAAAATTTCATAACCAATACTTTGTCGGTCATGGTATCGACATTGGTGCTGGCGCTGACTCGCTTGCACAATACCTCCATGTATTTAGAGGCATTCAAAGAATCGATTCATGGGATCAACCACAGGGTGATGCTCAATACATGGCTTCAGTCAAAGATGACACGTATGACTTTGTTCATTCGAGTCACTGCCTCGAGCACATGGTTGATCCATACATCGCTTTGAATCATTGGATCAGGATAACAAGGCCTGGCGGCTATCTGATCATCACTGTTCCTGAGGGTCGTTTGTATGAACATGATAAATGGCCGAGTCGTTTCAACGGCGATCACAAATGGAATTTCAGAATTTCAAAGACGCTTGGTCCATCCAGCATTTGCTTAGTGGACATGCTAATGGAATTTAGCAACGATATCGAAATACATAAGATAGAGCTAATCGATGACTTCTTCAACCCCTTGGATGGATCGGATCAAACACGTTCCGTCACTACGGAATGCAGCATCGAGATTATTTTGAGGAAATTGAATGATTGATAGAGGGATCTATTTTGTTAACGGCAAACCGTTTGGCGATAAGGTTCAGGCCATATTAGAGGCTAATAAAACAAAAACAGATCTAAGTTGGAATTTTCATAGAGAGTCACTCGCCAAGCTCGATTGGACTACTGAACCTGACATCTCTCTTGCTGACTGTTATGCTTTGCGAGCACAGCAGATCCGCGACGAGTTTGATTACGTTGTTGTCATGTGCAGTGGTGGCTCCGACAGCACCAATGTACTTGATTCTTTCTTAGACAATGGCATCTTCATTGATGAGGTAGTTGCATCAGCTCCTTTGTCTGGATTGTCGTCGTGGAATTTTAACAACAAAAATACCAATGCAACTAACTTTGTCAGTGAGGTTAAGTATGCGCAAATGCCGCTAATGGATGTTGTTAGAGCCAAGTCTCCGAAAACAAGACTTACATTGAATGATTATTTCCCTCTTCTTGTTCAACTAACACCTGATGACTTATTGTATAATCGTGCCGATGCGATTCATCCATCAGCGCTTGGACATTTTAATCTTGAACTACTGACACACCTAAAAGACATTGCAGAGTCTGGTAAAAGAATAGCTGTTGTATACGGTGTTGAGAAACCGTACCTAGTTAGAAAGAACGGCAATATTGCATATACGATTCTAGACGTTGGTTTGAATTTGATACAGCAGCCATTCAAAACAGCATACACAAATGTCACCGCAATTCCTTTTTACATTGCATTTGATTTTCCACAGCTAATGATAAAACAAGCACACGTTCTTGCAAAGTGGCTGTTTAAGCCTGAAAACGCTGGTGTACTTTCAACTGTTAGTGATGCTGGCCGGGATCAAGATTTGCCAGCAACACGTAGACGTCAAAAATATAGTGCGTACGATCGAGGAATACGTAGTTGCATTTACCCAACATCATTTGATCCAAAAGTTTTCCAGACTGATAAGCTATCACGGCTATTCTTCGCAGATATCGATTACTGGTTCTTCTCTTTGCACGGAACTACTAAACAGTATCAAGCCATGGTGTCTGAATTCAATGTGTTTAAGAAAACGATCGATCGACGATACTTCAACAACGACGAGACGGGGTTTATTATCATGGGCAATGAATATATCATTGGGCCCGAATCATGTTTTTGTTAGGTTTGTAATTGCTTTGTTATAAAAATGATTGAGCAACACGGGGTTGTGTTGGTAGTATGGTGCGATTGTAACGTATGTCAGTTCGATAACATCGACCATCCAGTTTCGTCTTACCAGCTCATCATACGTCATCCCAAATGTCTGCTCTATTAGTCTGAAATCATCGTTCCATTTTTTCTCAAACCTATCTGCATTCAGCGGAGCACTTGTATCAAACATCTCACTCCACTTGTTAAATTCAGAACGATGTTCAAACAACCGTGATAAAGAAAGCTCAGTAAAACTTTGTGGTACATATGGTGATTCGGCAAAGTCATATCGCCAAAACCCTCTGACGAGCTCAAAAGGATCACGCATTTTGCTTTTATAGCACATGAAGAAAATTGACGGCTTGGTACCTGCTAAGCCAGTTGGGTCGAGAAGTACCTTAAGCACGCCTAAAATGAAAAAGAACGGTAGGTGATAGTCATCACAGACGATCCTGATCGGAACAACATTGGGTAGTTCTATAGCAAGGGGGTCTCTACAGTAGTGCGATTGAACAACATAGTGTTTGTCTGCGTATTGTGATAATATCTCTTTTGAGCGCAGCGATGCCA